CTTCGTCAACAACTTCTTCACATTCAAATCCCATAAGTTGTGCGTGTTCAAAACTCCACTTTTGTTCGGTAATAATAAACACAGGTAAAACACCCATCTTTTGTGCCGCCACAGCCGCTTTAACCGCAGCAGTGGTTTTTCCTGTATCCGAATGTCCCAAGAACATATTCAAGTGTCCTATTGCAGGACCAGGAAGTCCAACCGCATCCAAGAAATCTTTTCCTAAGTCAAGATATCTTTGCGGTTTGTATTTCGCCGAAGTTGAGAACTTCTTCTTCAACGAACTAAAATCATTTTTCTTTATTGCCATTGTCTATGTGTTTTTTGTTTTTTTGTTAAAAAATAAAAGCATGGACACAATGTCTATGTATGTGTCCATGCTTATTTAAATTAGAATGGTAATTCCTCGTCAGCATCCATTCCCGCTTGTGGGTCTGAATAGTTTGCCTTACCACCAAAAGATTCACTTGCCTCGTCACCGTAAACGTATTTCTTAGCTTCTGAATCCCAACGTGGAACTTCTCCACGAGCGATAGCCTCCAAATACTCTACAGGTTTTTTAGAATACACATCTTCCCAAGTTGTTGTGTCATTCTTCCACTCTTCCAATTGAGCTTTATCAGCTGAAAGTGCACTTGGGTCATCGTGCATGATTGTCTGAATTGTGGTATATTCTTTACCTTTTGGGGTCTTAGATTTTACCAACTGAATAATAAGGTCTCTACCTTCATTAACATCTGTGATGTTTCCTTTAGACCTCCAAATTGGAATAATTTTGTCCAACACACCATCTTGTTTGTAGTTGTGTTTAAAACGCCAGAATTTTACACCTTCATCTTCGTGGTCTCTGTCGATAACCTTAACGATGTAAAATTTACGTGCCTTATATTGTTTAGCAAGTTCTTTGTCAGACTCCTTGCCTGTTTTCATAAGTTCTTCATAAACTTCGGTTAGAGGTGAACGACCACCTTCGTTTTTGTCGGGGTCATAGAATTTGTTGTAAACTCCATTTACTTGAATTTCGTGGAACCATACTTCTTTGAATGGGGAACCACCATCTGTGGTAGGAAGGATTCTAATTCTTCTTTGTCCTGAATTTTCTCCTTTAGGTAGAATTGCCGCGAAATATCGCTTCATTCTTTCCTCTTGTGTCATCATTGGTGAATCACCAAATGGTTTTGTGTTTTGTTCGTACTGCGCCAATACGGCATCAAATGTTGAATCTTGCATCATATCTTTGTTAATTAAACTTTATATTAACAAGTATAATAAAGAAACTTAAGAAATCAAATTAGTTCGCCAAACCTTGGTCAAAAGTTTTTCTAATTTCTCTTGTGTCAACATCCTCAACATCTTCAGGTTTTAAAATGTATTCATTTTTCCCTGTTTCTTCCATTTCACCTTTTTTGTCTTCAAAGAAATCGGTAAGTTTTTGATTAAAAGGATAAGAATCTAAAGACCTTAGATGTAATTTTTCTTCGGGTGATTTTGGCCTATATTTTTCAATTGAATTTTCAAGACTATTAATTTTTTCAAAAATAGAATCCATTTGTGCTAATTTTTGGTCTAAGTCATCTAACTTAGACATCATGGAACTCATATACTCTTCTTGTTTTGATTGAATGTCTTTTTGTGATTTTACTAATTCTGTAATATCTAATTCTTCAGTTCCTGTACCTTCATCACCTGTTTCAGTTGTTGTTTCATCATCGGTTACTTCTTCAACATCAGGGTCATTGGCAATATCAATTGGTTGGCCAGGTTCCGCGCCAGGTTCTGTTGGTGGCGGTGTTGCACCACCCAAAGTAGCATCTTCAGGTGCAGGAGTTGGTGGAACGTCTCCCGCTGGTGGTGGAACGTCTTCAGGTGCAGGAGGTGGTGGAACGTCTTGTTCGTTTATGTACCTATTAATTTGATTATGTCTACTTAATTCTTCAAGTAATGCTTGTGAAACTGTTTTTTTCATGATATTAATCTTTTAGTAATGTTTTAACACCTGTTGGTGTTTCAACCTTGAGTGTTTTATTTAATTTTTTTGTATTGTCAACTCTCTCTATTAGACCGTCTTTCATTCTCACAGTGTAACAATCACCAGTTTGTAAATCACAAACTTCTTTATATCCATTTCCTAAATCTTTTTCAGCAATAACCGTATCTTTTTGAAGATAGTTATCTAATAATGTTTTAAGGTTATTCATACTTTTTTTATTATAAATATAATCATTTATCTAATTAGAACAATTTTAATATTTTAGCTTGAGATAATGCCCACGAAGCTTTGGTTTTCCAAGTTTGATAATTTGAGTCTTCGTTATATGTTTTAACAACACTACCTGATGTATACCAAGTATTGTAAAATAATTCAATAAAATTGTCTATTAAATTTTCTTCTGTCCCATTTACAAAATCAAATCCATTAAACTTTTCTTTTATTTTGTTTTCATAAAAACCTCCTACAAAATCTATGTTGTCTCCAATAGTCTCAAAACTTGCAAATGGTCTTTGAGTACCACTAGATGAATTTAAACATCTACAACCATTAACTTTTTTAGGTAGTTCACCGTTAAATTGAACGTCTGTTATTACACCCCATAAATTGTTTTGTTTATATGTCATTGGAATTGTGATATCATTAGTGTCATAATTTTGTAAGAACAACATGCAAAAAAGATATGTTCGTAAAACACGAATGTCGTTGGTGTTTGCCAAATATTTTTGCGATAATAATTTTGAAAGAGCTGTTGGAGTTATTGTTGATTCGACATATTTTTTTGTTTCTAAACTACCAAAAACAGGATTTATGTTTTCAAAACAATCTTGTACATCTATGTTTGAAGCATTTACAATAAATCCTAAATAAGGAATTGTACCATTTAATATAAAATTTTTACCTTCTTGTCCTGTAATGTATTGATTTAGATTATTATCAAAGGTTACAAGTCTATTACTTGTCACTAACTCCTTAACTTTGTTACTTAATTTTTTTGAGAAATTTTCATTTACACTTGCCAATTCATCTGAAATTGTAGTATTAATGTTAGCGGAAATTCTTTGTCCTTCAAATTCAGTACTAAAACTACCTGAAGAAATATTATGTTTTACATTTCTTACAATATATGTTCCATTAAACATCGGCATGTGTCTTAATACAAAATACATTGTTGGTTGAATCATTACGTTACCAAATGTCTTAACTGAACAGTTATATGAACGGTTTTTATAAAATTCAAAAAGCGCGGTTGTTTGTTGCATTGTTTTTTTACCCGCACCTTGGTTACCCATATCGATTATTGTTTGTATTTGTTCGGATGATGTTACACCTTGTTCTTGATTTATATCAACAGATTTAAAAACACTTTGATTCATAGTTGCAAAATCAACAACAAAACCAACCGCTTTATTGTTTCTAACCAAATTGTTGTTACCACCTGTTTGTCTTATTGGGTTATTTGTAGGATTACCTAAATCAAAACCATCATCCTTAAAAGGATAATTTGGGTCACTATCTAATTGTAGTGTTTGTGAAGGTCTATCAATATATTGACATAAGAACTTTGGTGCAAATGATGTAAAATCAACATAATTATATGTACCAAACACATCATTTGCATTATTCACAATTGATTGTGTTCTTTTTCCGTCACTACTACTTGTAATACCGTAAAAATTAATATACGCAGGCATTACTAAGAAATTCATTCTGTTATTAGAGAGTACCTCTCTTATTAAACTCATTATTGAAGTTGATGCGTTATCCCAAGAACAGTATTTTCGAATTGTATCAGTGTTAATTATTAACTCATCGCCAATATCTCTGTTTGCTCTATCAAAAAATAAAAATTCTTCAAATAAAAATTTCTTTGTGTAGTCTGTACCTGAAACCCATTTGTCATTTATCGCCTTAAAAAGTTCATACTGTTCGAGTTTTACAATGTCACCATCTAATGTAGGTGATGTTCCTTCAACGTTGGCTTGTTTAATGTCGCCTAATGAAGGTAATTTACTTCTTAACATTAATTCAACCGATGAGCGTTTGTTTTCCAAACCGTTTAAAAAGTTTGAAATATCTTGAGAAAAATTAGTTGTGGTATAATTACTATTTAAATTTTTCTGTGTTGCATATATCTTAATTAATGGTGCTAAATTTTCTATGTTAGGTACACTAAATGGTTTGTTATTATCAATAAAAAAATCATATATTGTTGATGTTTCACCATAACTAATTCCGTCTATTGTTGAAAACCCTACATTCTTATATAAAGTATCCCATTCTGTTTTATACAAACTTTTAGATTGAGCTAACGTTAAAGTACTACTAGGTAATTTTGCAGTTCCATCAGTATATGTTCCACCATAAAAGTTTTGATTTCCTTGTGGTATAAATGTTGGGTTGTTTGAAAAATTACCAAATTGTTGTCTATTAAATTTTTTTGGATTACCTATTTTAACGTGAACATCTATACTTATAAACTTTTCAATTATTTGTGATATTAAGTTAGATTGGTCAGTAGCAATTCCGTTATCGGATATTTGACTTGTTTCTAATATAAACATTTCTTTTAATACGTTTATAATACTTTTGTATTTTGAATCTATTTCACCAGGTTGGAATATATTAGATTCACCGTTCCTTTTACAAAATTCTTCAAATTCATTTCCAAAAATATCCAATTGTTCTTTTGTAAAAACACCAAATAAATCTTCAATACTTGAGTACTCTGTACCCAAAGTAAAATCTTCTTGTCTATCTAAATTTGGATTAACATATTTCATATATTCAAATGGTGTTGGTTTTTTAATTTGTGAATTATCAAACCAACCATAATTTGGTGAATTCCAATATAATCTAGTTGTGCCGTTATACATTGAATTAGAATTAACTAATTCAGAGTAAGTAACATTTTGATTTTTTTGTAATTGACTTCTAAGTTCAAAATAACTTTGTTGGAATGGTATGTACCCAGATGATGGGAATATCATTTTTTTATTTAGACTATTTGTACCCAAATAATTTGTGTATTCATTTGTTATATTTAAATAAACATAATATGAAGTTATTGGTCCGTCGGGGACTGTTGGAAATGGAGATGATGCAATGACTTTCAAAGTATCAAAAATAGGATTGGAATTTAAATCAAAATTACCCCCTGTTTCATATGTTGGAAACAAATTTTGATTTGTTAAAACTTTATAAAAACTATTAATTAATAAAGGGTAAAATCCACTTTGTATTGATGTTCCATTATTCAATTGGAAATTATGTGGACTATCCGTATTTGTTCCGTAAAAAATATTGTATATCTTGTTAGGATTTGAATTTAATGGGTCGTAAGCTTTCTTGTAGTCAAAATTTTTCCAAATAGAATCTAATATGTCGACATTTGTTTCAATATATTTTTTATATCTAAACCATACGGAACCAAGTTTTAAAATCCACGCATATGGTAATTTGTGAACAGCAGAAAACTTATTTAACCCTGCAAAAATATAATCACCTATTGTTTCAGACGCCAAATACCTTTCATACAGTGTTGTCAATGGTAATGAATTTAAAAACAAATAACCTAACTTTGTTAAATTATCATCTGAAGATGCCGACTCTATTATTGCGTTTGAAAAATATGGTGTATTTAAAATATTAACAGTTTGTTTTGTATTTACATTATTATCAGTGGTATAAGTAACATTACCTTCTAAATAATTTTTATCGGCAGATGAGTATCTTATTTCATAAAATTGATTTATTTTTTGATTGTCAAAAATACTAGTTGTTGTATCATACCCATCTAATGTTTTACCAGCTCTTGTAAATGGTTTTAAATTTTTTGTTTCTGAATTTGTTAATATTAATTTTTTATCATTAAAGGTATAGGTACTTGTTGTTGTATATCTTTCTGTTTTGTTTGGTGTACCAGACATTTTATCACTAAAAGAATTAATAATAAATGGGTAAGTATCAAACAGTGTTGTTTCGGTTGTTTGTGTGTTTTCAACAAAACTTTGTATTTTATTTAAACTTTCAATTTTAATTGGGTTAGTTGATGACGAGCTAAATTCTTTTGGTGTTAATATTTCAAAACTATTTTGTACTAAATCAGATATGTATGGTGTTACAAAATTTTGTGAAATGAATGTACTCCATAGTGTTCCACCTGAAACCGCACTTTTAGTACTTGATAAATAATCATAAAGTTTTACAGCCGCAACATTGTTAATTAATTGGTCTTTTAAAGGACCTGAAGGATTTGATTGTTCAACATTACTAATTTCAATATCTTTGACAATACTTTGTATATCATTATTTGAATTGATATAAAATAAACCAGAATAAAAAACGTTTAAATATAATCTTTCATACATTTCATAAACATATTCAGGATTTGTTAGTTGTTGATAAACAACATTCTTTAATGGTAATTCAATCGCGTGTTCTGGTGTGTAAGTTAAAACTATATTATCATTTGTTAAAACATTATTATCAAATGATTTGTCTTTTTGGACAACCGCTTTTAGGTATTCCTCAACAAATTCAACTTCGGGCCATATGTCAGAATTATACGCCTGTGTTAGACTTTTAACATTTTCCGCACCAGGATATGTTACTTGATATTCTACCTTTTCATTTGTTTCATTTTTTTGTACAAATTGTGGCCAAGGATATACAAAAAAGTTTGGGTTTTGCACTGTTGATGAGCGTACAACATTTTTTCCTTCTTGTGATGGTGCGTCGTTTATTATAGATTTTAATCTAGCACTATCATTTCTTTTATCCCAAGCCTTTTCATGAACATCATTCATCAGTTGATAAAAAGCATCTACAGATGCCATTAAAACACCAATAACGTTTCTAACTGTGGGTCGAAAAGATAAATCGGAATTGTTACTATTTGTCCTAACTTTTGTTTTTAAAATATTATTTAATTTAGTTTCTTCTTGTTTTCTTTTTTGTTCAATTTGTCCTTTAATATTTCGTATATTTGCAATTTCTAAATCTAAAGTAAAAAAGAAAGAATTTTTTTCGCCAACAGGAATTGTTTTTGGGTCATTTCCTTTTGTACATCTACCATAATTTTTAATTTCTAAAATTTTTCTTTCTTTCCATTGTTTAAAAACTAAATCAGTATCAGGATTGTCGACTGATTTACCTGTTTCTTCTTCATATGTGGTTACATAATCTATATCATTTTGGGTAAAAATTGTCTTAAAAAAATTAACAGTAAAATCATTTAAGTTTAGTGTTATTTGTTTGGCTAACGGTCCTGGTACTGAATTAAAAATTTTATAATATTTGTCCAATATTTCTTTTAATTTTGATTCCGCCAATACTTGTTTTTCACAGTTTGATTTAACACTTGAATCATCATTTGATACTGTGTCAGTATTGGTGTTAGTAATTAAATCTTTTAATGGAAAAAGTTTTAAATTGTTTGTTGATATATTGGTAACTATTGGATTTAATCCGTCAAGGTATTCACTTTTCCA